ACTCCGCTATTGGGGAGGGCTGAAGCTGTCCTACAATAAGTGGGAGTCGGGAATGAGGTTTTGCCAACACACCGGATTAGAGTATTGGTTGCTGATTGAACTTGATGGGATTTTCGTCACAGAACTTTGGCGGGCGATTTTCACCGAAAGGTCAGACTTCTTAAAGGTGGGAATTTTCGGGCGCAAGGACAGGAATGATCCACAAGACACAGAACCCTGTGTGATTATTCCAATGGCGAACTTCTATTTGATGGAAACAATAGACCTTCCCCTTATTCGCTAGATGCAGAACTTGCAAATGGGCGAAGACCGAAACAGAGAAAAAGCATGAGAACATTTCGTCCTCCTCCAATCAGCAACCGCGTTCCCGGGGCAATGAACCGCCTTGAGCAAAGTTACGCAAATTATCTTGAGCTACTCAAACAAGCGCAAGAGATTGTCGATTGGAGGTACGAGGTGGTGAAGCTGAGGCTAGCCCACAAGACATTTTACACTCCGGATTTCTTTGTGATCCAAAAAGATTGCATGGAATTTCACGAAACTAAGGGCTTTATGCGAGATGATGCTGCCGTGAAACTCAAGGTTGCTGCTCAAACATTCCCGTGGTTTCGGTTTCTTCTTGTCAAAAAAGAAGGTCCGGGGTGGAACATTTCTGAAATAAAAGTCCCATGAACAAAAAACCGAAACTAAAAAAGATTTGTTATTACTGCAAAATTCATTACGAAGTTGCTCCAAACCGGAAGCATCAAAAATACTGCTCCCGAGAATGTGCATCCCACTCATTCCGGACACCCGCGAACAAACTAGATAAAAATTTACGTCCTGTTGGCTCAACCTATTCTAAAAACAGAGCTGCCTACCACAAAGACCGTAATGAACAGAAAAAAAGATTCAAGTATTCTCCCTTCAACAAAACAAGTGAAGAGGTGGCACTAGCAGTGCAAGCATTCCTCGCATCAGGTGGAGAAGTCACCACCCTGCCCTCGCCATCAGCAACAAAAGCAACTGCAAACAAAGAAGCGTCAGACTCAGAGTTAGTCAAAGAAATCACAAAACCCCTCTCCCGTGACCGGAGCGTATGGTGAACAAAGACAAGGAAGATGTTTTACTCCAAATTCAACACGCGCCCGCATGGAAAGAGCGGAGCTCAACCGATCTCATTGTAATCCACGGATCATTGACTAAGCCAAATGATGATGATGGCGTTGACTACATGAGGTCAGTCCACATGAGGCAGGGATGTGTGGATGTCGGGTATCATTATGTGATCCGGCGCAACGGGATCATTGAGTTGGGCAGACCCATACACGCGATTGGCAACCACTCCAAAAACAGAAATCGTGACAGCATTGGAATCTGCATGATTGGAGGAGGCGACTCTAAACATCGGCCCAAATCACCGGACTATACCATTTCTCAGATGGACTCTCTTGCACATTTATGCTGTACTCTAATACGAGTCTTTCCGGAAGCAGACATCTGTGGGCATAACCGCATTGATGCAAATTCATTGTGTCCGGTGTTCAATGTCGCTGATTGGTGGGCAGCAATTTCTTACGAATTGAGAGGTCTAAACAAGCTCGGTCGTGCTAGCACATACCCCTTAGATTCAATAACCAAGAAGAATGTTTAACAAGACCAAGAGGCTACTCCCCGGAGTGGAATGGGGCATTCGAGAACACCTGATTGAAGAGTTGGATCGGTTGTTTCCTAACCAATGTCCATCCTTGGACGAAGGTGAACGCTACATTTGGTACAAGGCAGGACAAGCCTCTGTTGTAGCAAAATTAAAACAAATGCAAACGGAGTAATCAAATGCCCGCATTAACAACTACCGCTATCGTGGGTGCTGCCATCGCAGGTATAGGCGTGGTGAGTCAGTACGACCAAGGCCAAAAAAGAGCGCATAATGCACAGGTCGAGGCAGATAGACAAGCGGAGTTGAAGAAAAAGCAGATGCTAGCACAGCAAGAAGCCGCCGCACAGCAAGAGAACAGAGATCAAACGATGATGGAACAAGAAATGGGTGATGATACTTCAGGCCCGACACTTCAAACTGCGGCAAACGCAAGTAACCGCAAAACTAGGATGCGAAGAGACACCCTAACGCCAAAAGGATTGTCTGTTCCAAGCCAAGGTGGTTCTGGGATCAACCTTGGATATGACCGAACTGTCTAAATGCGCGATCCCCAACAACACAGCCTGAAGTCCCGATACGAACGAGGGTCATCTGCACGGAATCCCTTTCTTGAACGAGCAAGGAAATGTGCAGAGCTCACGATTCCAACACTGTATCCGATGGCAGGTTCCACCTCTTCCACTGCATTCAAGACTCCATACCAAAGTCTAGGAGCGCGAGGAGTAAATCATCTAGCAGCAAAACTGCTACTGACGCTGATGCCTCCCAATGCTCCGTTCTTCAAGCTCATCATGGACGACACCCTGAAAGCAGAAATTGCACAGGAAGCATCCAAGGGAGCAATTGACGAGGCAATGAGTAGAGCAGAACGTGCAATCATGCGTGAGATTGAAACCTCTGCAATCCGAATCCAAACATTTGAAGCAATCAAACACTTGCTTGTCTCCGGCAATACCCTAGTGTGTTGGCCTGATCCTGTCTATGGGAAAATGCGGGTCTATCCATTGGACCGCTATATCTGCCACAGGGATTTTGAAGGAAATGTCACAGAAATCATCATCCGAGAAACAGTCAGTCCGCTCATGCTTCCGGATCGGGCAAAGCATCTTGTAGATGGAGAAGGAGAAAAGTCGGATGACCCCGACAGAGAGATTGACCTCTACACTTGTGTCTTGATGCAGAAAGACAAGTCTTGGCGTGTACACCAAGAGGTTAATGATCAAATGGTTCCCGGTTCAGAAGGAAGATACCCGGAAGGAAAGACGCTCCCGTGGTTGCCTCTCAAATTTGAATCAATTGATGGAGAGGACTATGGACGAGGACATTGTGAAGCCTACTATGGTGATCTCAAAAGTTTAGAAACTCTGACTCAGGCTATTGTCGAGGGCAGTGCTGCTGCCGCAAAGGTTCTCTTTCTAGTCAATCCAAATGGATTCACGAATGAAGTTGATCTTGCAGAAACTCCCAATGGCGGTATCATTGCAGGCAATGCACAGGATGTGTCCGTCTTACAGTTAGATAAATTCAATGATTTCAAAATTGCAGAAGTCACAATTCAGAAGATCAGCGAGCGGCTAAGTTACGCATTCTTGCTAAACTCTGCAATACGCCGAGATGCAGAACGAGTCACAGCAGAAGAAATCCGTTGGATGGCACAGGAACTAGAGTCGTCACTTGGTGGGGTGTTCAGCCTACTATCTGCATCCTTCCAATTTCCTCTTGTTCGTATTATCTTGGAGAAGCTAGAGACAAAGGGAGAGTTGCCTGCGATGCCGGAGGACAGCATCCGTCCACAAATTGTCACAGGACTTGAAGGATTAGGACGATCTGATGACTTGAATCGACTGACTGAGTTTCTAAATGACATCCAAATGCTAGCACAAGCACAAGGAGTACAAGCAGAAATGAACACCGGAGAAGTGATCCGGCGAGTTGGTGCAGCAAGAGGGATTGAAATGGCAAACCTTCTTAAAACCGATGAACAGAAACAACAAGAAGCCGAGCAAGCAGAGAAGCAGATGAAAGAGGAACGCTTCCACGAATTGCTCAAAAGTGCTAGCCCTGAGATCATCAAGCAGTATGGTTCACAGATGATGGGAGAAGGAGAAGGCGGAGCAGGCGGAGGAGGATCACCCCCGGCAGGACAGCTACCATCTTAAACAATCTCAATAGGAATTATGGCAGAAGTACAAACAACTGATCCTGCAATTCAGGATTCTCCTGAGTACATTCAGGAAATGGTGGACAAAACAGAAGCCGAAGAAAATTTAGGCGAACCGACTCCGACCGAAGAACCCACAGAGGTTGCAGAGTCACAAGAACGTCCGGATTGGTTGCCACAAAAATTTAAGTCTCCTGAAGACATGGCAAAAGCCTATGGAGAACTTGAATCTAAGCTAGGCAGTACAGAGAAACCGTCTTCAGACCCCCAAGAGACCCCCACTGAGGCGGCAACACCACCTGCCTCTGAGGATGAAGCCAAGGGGATGCTGAAAGAACAAGGACTAGATTATTCAAAGTATGAAAAAGAATTTGTAGATACCGGAGAAATCTCTCAGGATTCTTATCAAGAACTAGCTGACTCCGGACTCTCGCGGGAGTTCGTTGACGGCTATGTGAACGGTCAACAATCGTTGGCTGAAGCAAACCGCCGAGATGCACATGAAGTTGTCGGAGGAGAGGCACAGTTCCATGAGATGATCCAATGGGCAGGTAACAATCTCTCCCAAGACGAGATCACCCAATACAACGGGATGCTCGGAAACAATAAAGAGCAGAACCGTTTTGCTGTTAGATCAATGGCAGCATTGTGGCGGCAAGAGGCAGGATTCGCTCCTGATCTCATTCATGGTAAACCGAATACAATGGCTAATGGATACTCTTCATGGGCACAAGTATCGGAAGCAATGCGTGACAAACGCTATCAAAATGATCCTGCATATCGCAGGAATGTAGAACTGAAAGTGTCGCAGAGTGCAACACTTGACAATTAACGGGAAATCCTAATCCCCTAATCCCACCAATAGAACCCCCTGACCCGTTGCGGCGGACAATCTTGGGCAACTGAGTGTGAGAGTACGGGACGGTTTTACACCGTCACTTTTCACATAAAAAACCCAAAATGGCTGCTGCCGTTCCCTCCCGAATAGGGAGTAAGAATGATGCAACTGAT